ACGTCTTCGCTTAGATCTGCAGGAAGTATTAAAGGAATGTGCATTCCAGCCTTCTTCATAATGTCCATTGCTTCGCCCCAAGCGTTTCGTATATCAATAAGCGCCTTGTCATAGTTCCCTGGTATTACTATTGGTGTCTTTGCATTGTCTTTGTTGGCAATAAGCGGTAAGAATCTTCTATTTCCGGTCCTAACTGTAAGCAAGTGATCACTGTTAGTTGTTCCAATAAAGACACACACACGCTTCCTGTTCTCAGTTCTTCGGTTATATGGTGGCCTGTAGTTATCTCCTCTTGAAGTAAGGAATGATTTAATGCTTTCAAGTTCCTTGGCCTTCTTCGTAGCCAGGAGTTCTGCAAGCTCAGCCATCCACAAGCCCCTTAATTTCTCTGCAGCCTTATCGCCCTCAATAGTGTTGAAGTTGTCATCATACCAGGCATCATCCATAGCAAGCGCCCTGCAGAACGTAGATTTTCCACAACCTTGAGTTCCATATATTATTGGAACATAGTCAAACTTGCATCCTGGATAATATGCTCTTGATATAGCGCCAAGCATAAATAGCTTAAGAACCTCTGTTGTATATCTAGTCTTCTCCACTCCAAGATAGTCTGGAAGCAAATTCTCGATGTGAGGCTTTCCGTCCCATTGGTTATAGCACTGCTCTAACACATCAGTAACTGGATTGTATGAGTTCTTATCAGCAACGATAGTAAGCGCATCCATGATCTTCTCAGATGGTCTCAAGCCGTAATTCTTCTCCAGGTACATTTTCAAATTGGAATCATCAACATTGTTCCACTCTCGCACCTGGTTAGAATTAGCGCCCCAAGGCAGATTCCCAAAAACATATGGTGAATAAGCGAGTCGATTCATTCTGATCTTCTTGTATAAGTTTGGATCAAATTCAATAGCCTCAGAAGCATTGTGAATGGTTTGTAGAGTCTTTCCTTCTTCTGTCCTATCTAGGTTTGGCGCATGCCATCCTGCTGGCATATCTACTTCCGCAGGAACGTATCTCTCGCCTTTTTCAAGCTCAATAACACTGTTGTAGATGGTAATAATCTCATCATCCTTAAGTGGTACATCACAACGAGTATTTGCATCTTCGAGCTTATCCAGGATATCTTCATCGGAATATCCCTTAGCTTGTAATGAGCAGCCATAACGATATATAGTGTCATTCCGCTCCCCACTCTTAATATGGTCCGGTAATCTGAAGCGGTCTTTTCTCTTCTTCTTTTTATCCGCTCCATATATAAAATCCATAACCTGTTGATCTGCGAAATGGATGTCTGTATCATCTGGATCAAATTCCCATTGATACGAATTACCATTTTGATGGATAGAAGGTGGAGCTATCACATAACCGCCCTCGCCTCTTATATCAACACCAGGATAAAGTCCGGTTGTATTTTTTATCTTCTCATCACTTCTGTAGTAGATATGATAACCACCTCTACCAGTAATGGCTCTCCATGTTTCCGGAAGCTCTCCATGTTCTTCTTCCCACTCTCGCAGGCTGTCATCACCATAAACACCCTTATCCTCATCAATGTCGATATCAATAACTACAATGCCACCGCTAATGCTTCCAGTCGCAATGCCGATGTTGGCATCCGGCCAGCGCTTCCACCAACTCTTAATAGCTCTTAGATCTGTTTTTGCATCCTTGCATCCATGTGGAGTATATGGAGTCTTGTTTTGCCTTACTGGAAAGACAGCTAAACCCATTTCTGCGTATTTAATTGCCACGTCCATCATGTTCATAGTTTTCTAATATCTCCATAATTACTCGACCAGTATCCTCATAATCACAAAATAAAAACTCACAGCCATACCGCTCCGACATAGTTTTCATTGCTTTTTCAAGGCGGTCTCCCTGAACACACTTTGGATAATATGGAGTCCTTGGATTCTTCCAGGTGTGCACTTGATCAATGCTGGTAATGCCTTCATCGTTCTCGATTAGAAATATCAACTTACATCCTGCCTCTTTAGCTTGTACACATTCACGCTTAAAACGCTGGTGTTCATCCTTAGCCCCACATATATTGTTTGCAATTTCGGCTAAGCCCTTCTTGGTGTCCACAGCCACCTTCGGAGGAATAGCATAATCTCCGAAAGGCAGCTTGCACCTAATTAGTTCTATGTCATTATCGGCAAACCATTTGTGTTTTATTTCATGCTGGTCTTTTTGTTGTCTTGTATCCTCGATAATCCACATAAGATATCTCCATTAGAATGGAAGATCTGATCTGTCAGTTTCCGGTATCTTCATGAAATCTGCATCAGCAGAGGAAGCTGGCTTATCTTCCTCAGGAAGTTTCTTAAGAGGCTTAACCTTGAAATTGCCATTAACAATATCATCAACAGAACATTCCCTATCTACATAGAGTCTTGTCTTGAGGTTGCCATCGTTTCCGATATACTCCTCTTCGCAAAGCACAAGGCCTACGAGCTTACCTACAAGAGTGGACTCATCAGCATTAGTCTCACCATCAAATACAAACCCATTGTTGGATTTATTTACCGCAGAACACATGCGCTTAAACATTGGAAGCGCTCTCTCCTTATAGGAGCGGTAGCACTTGCCACCCCAAAAACCATAAGCATCGAACAAGCTCTGATAATAACCTTCATAATCGCCCTTAGCGATATCAAACTCCATGTAGAGATATTCCTTCTTAGTAACATCCTCTACCTTTGTGTACTTGCATACATAACCGCCAGGAACAAGTCTCTTGCTGTCTGATGCTTCCTGTACTTCCTTAAGATTTACCTTTTTCATTTGTTAATCCTCCTTGATATCATTTTTATTATTATCTTTAAATAGCTTCTTAAGTGTTTCGTTAAGCTCATTTATAGCTTGTGTATGTGCTATAAGAGCATCTTCTAACCTTTCTGCTGCTTCATCTGACATATTATTTTGCACCTTTCATTCCGTAATAATTTCTGATAGCTACATCCACCGCCTTCAGATCATTTGGAATCTTTACTTCAAACATTCCTTCAGGACTCTTGCAAGTGGACAGTCCGTCTGACTGAGTTATGAAGTAATGCTCTCCGCTTTCGATCTGAGTCATAAGAACTACATCAAAGCAGCCTTCAACTGTTAGCTGGTTATCCAGGAGCTTTCCAACTGTCTTAGCTTTAGTTCTACCGGAATTAGAATCATATTCAGAGTGATGGAGAAAATATACAATCACATCATCCGGTAATTTACTGTTGATATAATGGATCACATCACGGAAGCGCTTAGCGATGTCGGTCCACTTGGTATATCCGGCTTCCTTAGCTCTATCAAACATTTCATTTACAAGCAGATACTGACTATCATCAATGATGTATGTCTTATATTTTGGATTCTTAAACTCCATTCCGAGTTCTGTGTATCCTGCATTCTTTACAACTTCCAAATCCGTTTTGAATGGAAGCCTTCCCTTTTCAACCGAAAACACAAGAGCTTCCTTCTTCTTGAAATTCTTAATGGAATAAGTCTTTCCAGTTCCGGACTCTCCCATTACTAACACTGGCATTCCCATTTCGTTCCCTCCTTATCTAACATCAAAATTAAAATCAATACTGATATCCTCAGTGACCAGGTAGATGCGATTGCCATCTGTTCTGACATTAACGATATCCTTGTATAAGCTGCACTGAGGAATATCCACGAGCACTTCTGTTACTTCGGAATCTTCCATCTCGTTCAGTGCATCAATTAACGCTTGTTTGTCCATTACTCTCTCCTATCTAATTCTTAAACTCTGTGACTGCTCAAGATGAGCAATTCCGCTTAGATCCACACCATCATTGATAGCAGCCTTGATAGCTGTCTTATCTACTTCCGGCTCCTTAAACTTCAGATAGTCCTCAGGAATATCTCTAACATCCTCAACATCTATAACCACTGATGGAGCATTCTTCTGTATTCCGAAACTGAATAGATCTGTCTTGAACTTGGTCTTGCCAGTAAGTTCCATCACGTTCTGCAAGGTTGCCTTCATGTTCTTAATGTTGTTCTCAATAGTCTTCTTCTTAGATGTGAGCCTGTCTATCTCAGCTTTTATTGCTGCAATGTCTCCTTCCAGGTTCTTCATGACCTTCGCATAGTTCTCGGCCTTGATCTCCAACTCACCTTCGATAGCCTCTAAGGTATCAGCCAGAGTCTGTGGATCAAGCTCAGGATCTTCCATCATTTCTTGCACTCGGAACCAGTCCGAAGCAATTTCATAAATATTCGCCATCTTCGTCCTCCTCTTCTTCTGTTATTGGATTTAATCCGATATGGAAAAATAGTGCACATAGCATCATCCCCATTCCGAAGAATACAAGCCTATCTATGTGCTTTAGATAGCCAACCATAACCATGGTAATAGCTATAAATGACAACGCTAGACACAGATTAACTAATCTGCTATAATTAAATGTGCTATTAATTTGAGACATATTAAGGTCTCTTGGCGTGGATGTTAGCGCATCTGCGCCTTTTTTCATTTCTTCCATGTGATTTCTCCTCTCATATACCGGTACAGCATGATTTTCTGTACTTTTCCAGTTCCTCTGTGTCAAACTTAATGGGACTGTTGGATTTCTCCGG